GCGTTATACTGTGAGTAAGACATGACGGAGGTACGTTCAAATGAAACAGAGCGATTTCGCAAGCCGACTTTCGCAGGCTCTTGAAGCGAGGGGCATGAAGGCCGCAGACCTCTCCAAGAAAACGAAAGTTGCTGAGGGCACCATAAGCTGTTATATAAATGGACGCTATGAAGCCAAGCAAAACCGGGTGCAGGTGTTCGCAGAGGCACTGAACGTCAATCCGGCCTGGCTCATGGGCTATGATGTCCCAATGGACGCGGAGCGCCCCTCTCAGCCCGCCCAGAAGGCCACCATCCCGCCGGGATTCATCCCCATGCCGAAGATGGTCAAGGTGCCGCTGGTGGGATCGATCGCCTGCGGCACGCCCATCCTGGCCCAGCAGAACATTGACGGCCATGTGGACGCGCCGGAGGATATCCGGTGCGATTTTGCGTTGCGCTGCAAGGGCGACAGTATGATCGGGGCCGGCATCCACGATGGCGACGCGGTGTATATCCACATTCAGCCGGAGGTGGAGAACGGCGAGATCGCCGCCGTGCGGATAGGCGAGGAAGCGACGCTCAAGCGGGTGTATTATGACGGCACAACCCTGACCTTGATGCCTTATAATAATGCTTATGCGCCGATGGTCTACACCGGCCCCCAGCTGGAAGATGTGCACATTGAGGGCAAAGCCGTGGGGTATACGCACTGGTTTGGCTGAGGAGGATAAAATGGAAAAAAACTTTCAGTTTTTAATTTACCGCTCTGCAGAAGAAGATGTTTCAGTCAACGCCATTGTGAAGGATGAGAGCATTTGGCTGTCGCAGCAGGGCATGGCAGAACTGCTCGGGGTGCAAAAGCCGGCAATCAGCAAGCACTTGAAGAATATTTTTGAAGAGGGCGAGCTGGATGAAAAAGTGGTTGTTTCCAAAATGGAAACAACCACTCATCACGGGGCGCTGGACGATAAAACGCAGACGAAAGAAACGAATTTCTATAATCTTGATGCCATCATCTCGGTAGGCTACCG